GGGAAAACTGGGTCCGCAGTCCCAATGGCCGCCGCCCATCGAACCCAGGTCGGCGTGCTGGCACACCCCGGCCGTACCGGGATCCTGGGCGTCAGCCGGCCCCAACCGCAATATGGGGATGCCGAACCGGGCTGATTCTTCGGCCACCCAGGCGGCCGTGTTCTCGAGCATTGCTGGGTGGCGATTCCACTCGGCAATGTCCCACTCGGCGAAGGCGCACAGCTCGGCCTGCACACTCCACGGGTTCGCCGCCGACGCCGTCCAGGCCTTCCCCGACGGCGACACGTACTCGCCGACGGTGCCGGGAGTGTCATCTATGCCGACATGCGACGACACCCCCGACGCCGGATTAGCGAACCAGGCGCCCAAATCCTGGTAGGTCCTGGCCCCCTGGGCGGTGTGCAGCACCACCGTGGTGACCCGGGCGCCGGCCCGGCTGGAGTAGTTCGGACTGGGGTAGGCGACACGTCTGAGCGCCATCAGTCGGTTTCGTCGTCCTCGCCGTCAGGCGGCGGCGGCTCGGTGGCCCAATCCTCGTGAGGTTCGGTCTCGGGGTCGGGTTGCGGGTCGGGCCAGATCGGCGGTTGGGTGTCGGTCATTGTGTGCCTCCTTATCCGGTGCCGATGTCTTCGATGAACAGGCTGCAGGCGTTGGCCGCGAAGCGCAGGGAGCCGGCGTTCGACGACGCCTGGAACAGCCAGGTCGCGTTGCCGGTGGCGGCGGCCTGCCACTGGCTGGCGGCCGCCCCGTTGAGACCCTGGCCGGCCGGGAGACTGTTCGAGTTGCCGGCGGTGACGAACGCTCCGGAGGGGTCGTAAATGCGGATACTGGCCGAAGTCGATGTGGCCGTCTGTTGGAGCCCGAAACCGGAGCCGGTGGCCCGGTACCGACGGCCGGCCACGACCGGGACGGTCAGGGTAACCAGAACGGTGAGCGTGGTGCAGTCGGTTTGAGAGGCCGGGCCGGTGGCCTGGTTGACGTAGCCGCGCGGGGAGCTGCTGGTGGGAACAGCCAGCCCGCCGGGCCGGACGTCGGTGATGTTCCCGGCCACGATCGACGCCACCCCGGCCCCGACCGCGATTTGGGCCAGGGCGACTTGGCCGGCGGGAGTGGCCGGCACGGTCGGCGAGGCGGCGGGGGTGCCGGTGACGAAGTCGAATATGAAGTCGTTGTTGGTGCCGCCGTCCAGGTCGGTACCGCGGGGGTGGCAGGTGATCAGGTCGATGCGGGGCTGGGCGGCGGAGGCGGTCAGGGTGACCTGCTCGGCGGCGTCGGAGGTGCACAGGGTGGTGCCGGAGTTGTTTTGGGTGGGTACGGCCACTTGCCCGGCCTGGATCTGGACGGTCATGGCCGAGACGGGGACCACGGCGCAGCCCGAGCTGGCCGGGCCGGGCCACAGGGCGGCGATGAGGCGGCGGTCCTGGGCGGCGCCGTAGCTGGCGGCCTGGATCCATTGCGGGGCGTAGCGGGTCATAGGTGTCTCACCTTCGGGCCAGGGCGTTTATGTCGGTGTGGGCGTCGGTCAGGATTTTGGCCAGCGTGTAGGGCGGCTGGCCGACGACCACCGAAACGTCCTCTTGGCCGTCGTCGCCGACGGTGAACGTGATCCCCAGTATCCGTACGGTGGTGTTGACGTTCAGCCGGCCGGACTGGACGACCAACGGCAGGGTGTCGCCCATGTTGAACAGGCCGTGGGCGAAGAACCCGGGGCGCAGGCCGAGGGTGTAGGACGGCATGAGCAGGCCGTACAGGTTGAGGTCGCCCTGGGCCTTCTCGTTGAGGGTGGTTTGCAGGATGACATCGGCGGCGTTGTCCTGGGACATCCACAGCCCGACCGGCAGGACGCCCACATTGTTGGCGTCGCTGTTCCACCGGTCGGAGTACAGCTGGGCGTAGGTGGGGTCGGACTGGCCGTTGTTGCCCAAAATCCGCCAGTAGTTGCCGTAGTCGGCCGAGTTGACCGACCTTGTCAGGCTGGAGATGGTGGAGCCGTACACCAAGGCCGGGGAGGTACGCACGATGCCCTGGTGTGGCCCGCCCGGCTGGCCGGCGTTGAAAAAGATGCGGAGCTGGTCGGTGCCGTTCAGGTCGGAGCGGGGCCACACGTCGTATTCGAACCCGTTGGCCACCTTGGACAGCTGATCGATCAGGTCGCCGATGACGTTCCCGCCCGCGTACGACCGGTCCCGCACCTGGCCGCTGAGAGCGGTGCGGAGGGAGCCGTCCGGGTTGACCTTGGCCACCTGGAGGGGCAGCTGGCTGCCGGGGGTGAAGCTGGTGGCGCCGGTGCCGTTGGTGGCCAGGTTGGCCTTTTGGAGCAGGTCGGTGACGATGTTGTCCTGGTCCACGCTGGGGTTGGGGTTGCCGTAGACCAGCAGGCTGGGGCCGGTCAGAAACCTTCGGGCCAGCAGGGCGGAATAGTCGTGGCAGGTGAAGTTCACAGTGTGGGCGGTCTCGGAAATCTGGTCCTCGGACTGGGTGATCACCCCCCGGAAGTAGGGAATGTCACCGCCGGAGGTTTCGTCGTAACGCCAGGCGATCACGTCGTGTTGCAGCTCGCGGATGGTGGCGGCGTTGGCCGTGTGGCCGTCCACGCTGAACGACAGTTGGGCCGGGGTGGCCCAAGCCTGGGTGAGGACCCTCGAGCGGGCGTCGACCAGCTCGCCGATCCCGGTGGCGGTCGGGTAGACGGGGGTGGTGAAGGCCCGACTGTGCAGGGTGAGCCGCCAGCGGCCCCGCCCGGCCGGCAGCGGACTGGCGCGCGGTGCGACGGCGACGGCGGTCATGTGAGGTACCGGTCATTCCAGATGGTTTGCACCTGGGTGGCCCCCGAAGTGGACGACCCGTTAAGGGAGATCATGGCCCCGGTGGTGGAGGGCGGCATGGGCTGAATCGGGGTCCACTTCGAGTTTTGCCAGTCCACAGACGAGACCACCGACTGGGCCGGGTCGCCGTCCATGACCGCGGTCTTGTTCCACGAGTCGACCTCCACGAAATGGCCGGCGTTCACGTTGAAAGAGGCCAAAAAGTAGACCACCCCGGACGAGGTGCCGTCCTGGGCGGTCAGCACCACCGGCTGGGTGATCGGCCCGTAAATCCGGTACTTCGGGCGGACCGGCAGATCCCCGTACGATTTGACGACCGCCGACGACCGGGAGCCGCCACCGGCCGGGTAGGCCCGGTTGAACGTCAGGTCATACAGGCGGCCGGGGCTGGCCGACGCCCCCGACCACGAGATGGCGGTTTGCAGGTTGGGGTCTATGGCGGCGGGGTCGGCGGCCAGCCACTGCATCTGGATTTGGCGTTCCTGGCCGCCGACGATCGGCCAGGCGTACCCCGACGGGCGGAGCACCATGGTGCGTTCGGGGGCGCCGGGCCGGTCCAGCACATAGTGCAACACCGGCCGGGCGGAGGGCACCATGAACGGGGCGAAGGCGGAGGCCACCGCGTCGATGCGGGCGCCGGCGCCGGCCACGGTGTGAACGGAGGCCGACACCACCCGGCCGCCCATCAAGGCGGTGCGGTCGTCCACACCGTCCTGGGAAGGTTTATCGGAGACCACCTCGCGGACGGCCGGGTAGCCCAAATCCAGGCTTTCGCAGAACCAGCCGGCCGCATAGTTCTCGAGCGGTACCACCAGGGAGCCGAGGACCAGCCAGGCCGACCGGGCGCACGACGGGCCGGTGGGTACCCAGGCCGGCACGTAGGTGAACGGGACCGGGTTGGAGGTGCCGCTGGGGGAGGTGACGGTGATGTTGACCGGGCCGTTGGCGTGGTTGGGGGCGGTGAACAGCAGCCCAGTGGGGTTTTGGGACAGCAGCGAAGTGACGGCCAGGGTGTCGACGGTGACGGTGGTGACGGTGTCCAGGCCGGTGCCGTACAGGGCCACGGTGACGCCGATCACCCCCGAGGTGGGATTGGCCGCGGACAGGGTCGGGGCCACGTCTAAACCCTCTGGGTGCGGATGACCCAGGCCGCCTTGCGCATGAACGCCTCCACGTCCAGTTCGGTCGAAAAATGGGCGTTGGCGATGACGACGGCCGGGCCGGCCGGGCCGGGCTGATGGCCGGCCGGGACCACCGTCTCACCCTGGTGGAGCAAGGCCAGCCCGGTGGAGGTGATCGACCCGCCCGTCTGCAAACCGGGAATGTGGGAGGCCAGCCCGGATATGACCCCGGCGCCGGGGATGGACGGCACCTTCAGTTTGCCGACGGTGTCATCCCACACTCTTTTAATAAAGTCGGTGGCGGCCTTGAACGGCGCCTCCAGCAGGCTCTCCACATCGGATATGGCGGCCGAGATGCGGTGGGGTATGCCGGTGAAAAAGGTGACCACATCGTTGAAGATGGATTTGATCAAGTTGGCGGCGTCCTCGACCGGTTTTTTGAGGAACCCGTACACCTGTGCCCAGGTGGTTTTGATCCAGGTCCAGACCGCTTTGATGCCGTCCCAAATCTGGTCCCGGTATTTGTAGATGGCGCCGACGGCCAGGGCGATGGGGCCGAGCAGGAAACCGAGGATGAGCGGCCAGTTGACTTTGATCCAATCCCACACCGCCCGGACGGCGGCCAGGATGGCGTGCCACACGTCCAGGGCCACCCGCTTGATGTCGTTCCACACGTCCTTCAGGACCCCGGTTTTGACCAGGACCAGCACGATGATGGCGATCAGGGCGGCGATGGCCAGCACCACCAGCCCGATGGGGTTGGCGTCCATGGCCACGTTCAGGGCCCATTGGGCGATGGTGGTGATTTTCTCCCAGGCGGCCAGGGCCATCAACTCGATCCGGGTGCCGAGGGCGGCGGCTTTGGCCGCGTCCATGGTGGCGGTGCCGATTTTCATGACCGAGCCGAGGCCGGCCATGGCCGTGCCGGCCGCGGTGATGGCCGGCCCGTACTTTTGGCCCAGGGTGGCGGCGGTGTCCTCCAGGTGGGCTTTGATGGCGGCGATGTGCCCGCCGAAGGTGTCGGCCGCGGCGGAGGCCTGCCCTTTCAGTTTGTTGGACAGCTCGTCCATGGTGGTCATCTGGCCTTTGGCGGCGGCTTTGACGGTGTCCTGGGCGGCGGCCACTTTCTGGTGGGCGGCGACGGCTTTGGCCGAGGCGTCGGTCACCTTCTGGGTGGCGTCGCGCAGCTTGATGGCCTCGGCGGTAGTGAGCTTCTTTTTGCCGGCGTCGACGGCCTCGATGTCGGCCAGGTGCTGTTTGGCCGACGCCAACGCCTTGTCGGCCGCCTCGGCCGCCCGGGTGGCCGCCTCCAAAGATTTGGTGGCAGAAGCGGCTTTGGGGGCGGCGGTGATCCCGAAGTCCTTGAGGATTTTGCCGGCCCCGTTGTAGGCCTTGCCCAGCTGTCCGGCCGCGGTGGTCAACGATTCGTGTTTGGCCGCGGCCAGGTCGGTGGCGGTGTTGAGCAGGCCGAGGGCTTTGGTGGGGTCGCCGGTGGCCTCGGTCAGCTTGGACAGGGCGTCCTGGGTTTCGGCCGCCGTGTTACCGAATTTCTCCTGATGTTTTATGGCCTTGTCGACCTGGCCGGCGTAGTCGTCGTAGCTTTTGCCGGTGGCGGCCACCGCGGCCTGCAACTGCTGGTGGGCGGCCTGGTCTTTGGAGCCGAGGGCGGACAGGCCGACGCCGACGCCGACCAGGGCGCCGCCCACGCCGATCATGGCCGTGGACACACCACCGGCGTGCTCGGCGATAGACCCCAGGGCGCTGTCTATGCCGTCCAGGGCGGCCCCGAACGGCCCCAACACCCCGGTGGAGTTCAGCACGTTCAAAGTGCCGGAAAAGGCGTCGTGCATCTTCCCCGCCGCGCTCGAGGCGGCTGACCCGACCCCGGACACCGAGGAGGCAAAGTTTTTGAGGTCGGCCAGGATGCGGACCGTTACCGACGGGCTGGGCACCTGCTATCGCCTCTTTAGTTCGGCCGCTTCGCGTTCCATGTGCCGGACGAACGCCCGGAAAATGTCGTCGTCGAGTTCGGCCAGCTGGTTGGGGGTCATTCGCCAGTAGCGGCAGAGGGCAGCGACATTGTCGGCCGCCCGTTGGCGGTAGGGTCCGGCGCCTCGTCGCCCAGTTCGATCTCCACCTCCCCGGCCATCGACCACAGCTGGTCGGCGTCGAGGTCGCGGTGGCGGCGGCGCAGCTCCATGAAGGCCATGGCCTGGAACTTGTCGGCCGACTCGTCCGAGGCCAAAAGCTGCTCGAAGGTGCGGCCGGTGGCTTTGGTCAGTTGGCGCATGTCGGACGGCCGCATGCGCAGCTGGGTGGCGTCGATGCGGATCGGCGGCTCTTCACTCATGGACACTCCCGGCGTCGGTGGTGGTGTTGGTCCAGGGGTACCGCTCGAGGGTGGCGGCCACGGCGTCGGCGTACGCCTGTTCGCCGGCCGGGCCGAGGCGGGCCGCGGCCGGGTACAGGTAGCGGCCTTGGGGCAGGTAGGGGCGGTCGCCGGGGTAGCCGCCGAAGTCGACCGGGCCGGCGTAGATGGCGGTCATGGCCACCGCCGCCCCCAGTTTCAGGGTTTCCACCACGACCGAGCCGGCCAGGGTGCCGGTCACATGCGGGACGGCGGAGCGGGTGGCGTCGGCGACGGGAGTGATAGCGGTACGGCCGGCGTCCCGCAAGGCCACGGCCAGCGGCCCGGACGGGGCGGCCATCCGGTCGAAGTCGCGGACCAGCGCTTTGACCCCCACGATTTCGGCGTCCGGCATCTAGGGGTGGATGCCGGCCACGAAGGCGGTGCCGTTCCAGTTGGCGGCCAGCCGGTCGGCGGTGACCACATACTGGCCGGTGGCCCAGGTGGCGGCCGGGGTGCCGGTCAGGCCGGCCAGGGCGGCCAGGTTGGCCGGGGTGTTCGCCCCCGACGGGGTGAAAAAACCGGGGGAGCCGGCGGTGGCCCCGGTGGCGGTCACGGCGCCGGTGTCCACCGACGGCGGGGCCGTCAAAATCCAGTCAATATCAACCTCGGACAGGGTGCCGGCGTCGCCGCCTATATACCGGTACGGCTGGGGGATCATAAACCCCGAAAACTGCGGGTTACTGGCCGACACCACCTGGGACGAGTAGGCCCGGCATTTGAACTGGGCCGGCTGCTGGCTGGCGTTGTAGGCGGCCACCGCGGCCCGCAGCGTGGCGTCGGTCGCCCCGGGCGCGAACGACTGGGCGAACTTGGCCACGAAATGCCACTTGATAATGGCCGGATAATCCGTTTCGCTGCAAAAGGTCGTAACGGTGACCGGCTTGTTTTCCGGGTTCACCTCGAAATGCAACCCCAAACACCTGAGGTTAACGCCGTTGACCTCCACGTAACCGTCGGTCAATATCAGCGGGGTGGCCACCGGCGGGGTCGGGTCGACCAGCGGGTTGACCTGGTCGAGCAGGCCCACACCGCCGTTCTTGTCTGACATGTGTTTCCTCCTTACATGCGGATGGCGAGCATCAGGTCGGCGGCCAAATACTGGCCGCCGCCCACGTCGAGCAGAGCCCGCCAGTTGCGGGTGCCGGTCACCACCAACACCCCGTGGGCCAGCAGCCCGCCCAACGTGCGGTCCGCCTCCAGGCAGGCCCGGGCGGTGCCCAGCATCTGGTCCAGGATCGACGCCTCGGGCAGGCCGGCCACGGTGATAACCGGCAACGTGACCTCGTCGACCCCCATGATCGGTATGTCATAAATCACCGTCTGCGGCCAACCCACAATAAAGGCGGGAATGTTGAACGTGGCCGGCGGGTCAGCGAAGGCGGTCACCCCGCCCTCGGTGGCCGCGAACAGGTCGGCGGCGATCGCCTGCGCCACCGACGCCCGGGCCCAGGACATCAGCCGAACACCATGGGGGCGCAAACCGCGTACAGGTCGTCCTTGTCGGGGTCGTAGCGTCCCACCCGGATCAGCCCGGTGTCCGCAAACCCCAACGCCCCGTCTATGGAGTCGCGGCGGCGGTACAGGCGCGCCGCGTGGAACAGGCAGGCCTCGTGGGCAGCGTCGGGCAGGACGGTGGTGTCACCCGGATATATCGGCTCAGTGGCGGGGCCGAAGGTGCCGTCCCCGTTGTCGACCAGCTGGGAGCCCATCCGGCGCTGGCCGTAGTCGACGGCGGCCGACAAGGCGGTCTGGATAACGCCGTCCTCGGTCGGGTCGGGCTGCAACCGCAGCAACGTCCGAACCTCCTTCAGCGTCGGCCAGACCGCCATCAGGCGTAGGTGTACTGCTCGGCCGCGGTCACGTTGCCGCGGGGGTTGAGGATGACGACCGGCACCGCGCCGGCGGCGTGGGCGGGCGAGATGCAAGTAATGGTGGCGTCGCTGTTGACCAGAAAACCGGTGGCGGCGGTGCCGCCGAAGGTGACCCCGGTCGAGCCGACCAGGCCGGAGCCTCGGATGGTCACGCCCGTGCCACCCGCTACCGGCCCTCCGGTCGGCGTGATGCTGTCGACCTCGGGGGCGGCCGCCAGCGTGCCCCACTGGTCCTTGCGGACCAGCAGGGTGGTGGTACCGGGATACCAGT